GCATTATACCCTGCCGTTTGATCCGGTTCCGGATGGGGTTAAGAGCCTTGTGGCTCAGCTGACGGTGATCTACCTGTACCACCGGCGTATGCCGGATGCCGTTCCGGATTCGATTGTGGCAAAGCATAAGGCGGTGCAGGAGCAGCTCAAGCGGATTAATGCGAGGACGTTTTCGCTTGGCGTTGACGAGTCTGGCGATGCGGTTGCTGCGGCTCAGGGGCCCCAGGTGACGGAGACGACGCAGCGGTTTCCACAAGGGTTTATGGGTGAGCTTATGGATTTTTAAAAAACGGCGTTTTGCGGGCGCTGTGGGGCCGATTGGCAGATCGGGGCGTCCGGAGGGGTGTTTTTGCCTGCTAAACGCCTGTTTAACGCTATAACGTGAATTTTTTGGTATGAACGATGCGGCGGAAATTTCGACGGCAAAGCCAATGCGGTCGAGCGCAAAAGCGCATGGGATAATAAAACAGTTCGAAGGCTTGTTTCTTTCGGCGTACCTGTGCCCTGCCGGGGTGTGGACGATTGGCTGGGGGCATACAGCTGGAGTGAAGAAGGGCGACAGGATTTCTCTCGACACGGCGGAACGGTTGTTCCGCGAAGATATCAGAGAGTTCGATGAGGGTGTTTCGTCGCTGCTGGTGCGCGAAGTGCCGCAGCATGTTTTCGATGCGCTGGTGTCTTTCGGCTTTAACGTCGGGCTTGATATCGATGAGGATTTCGTTCCGGAAGGCCTTGGCGACTCAACCCTCTTGAGGTTGGTGAACCAAGGGCGGATGGATGCAGCGGCAAACGAGTTCGGGTTTTGGGTTAAAGGCGGACGGCCGAGGAAAGTGATGCCCGGACTGGTAAGGCGCCGGGCGATTGATGTGGTGCTTCGGCCGGAGAATGTGACGAAGTATAAGACGACGCTGCGGGCTGTGGCGTCGGAGGATATGGTTAACGCGCCGGTAAAGGGGGTGGCTGATGAGGAGATGGTTGAAAAGATCGAAGAGAGCGGGATGGCTGCTGTGCCTTTGCCTGAGCATCCTGACGCTTAATTGCTGTGTGCCGCCGGTGACGATGGTGGCGGATTCGGGGTCTGCTTCGGCGATGCGGAACGGCAAGGAGATTCGGGACTGGCCGGTTTTTGTGCCTTCTCCTGATAAAAAGTCGTGGACGCCGGTACGGGCGTCGATCCCGAAGGGGGCGTGGATTTTTACGGATTATCAATCGATTAAAAAGTAAAGCCATGAAGAAAGCTTTCGTTTTTGTAGTGCTGCTGCTATTTGCGGGGTGCAGCTCGCTGGGGATTGTGAAGCCGAAGAGCTTTTCGGAATCGTATGCTTATGCGCTGACAACGAATGCGTCAGTGCGATCGGCGGCAACATCTGCGCTGCAGCAGGGGGCAATTACTGAAGAGGATGCGGGCAAGGTTTTGTTGGCTACTGATGCTGTGCGTCTTGCGCTTGATCAGGCGATAGAGGCGGTGGAGCGCGATCCGTCGTCTGCTGAGGAGTATCTGCAGGTGGCGCTGGAGTCTCTTGATAACGTCATGCAGTTCCTCCTTGACAGGGGGATAATCGTCGGGGAGGGTTTATAATGAAAATGACTGTTTCGGATGCGATCCAGATTTTGATGGCGCTGATTGCGCTGTCTGGGCGGGTCGTGGGGATGATAAAGAAGGTTTCGGGGATAATCCGCTCGGCGCAGGCTGAGGGGCGCGATTTGACTGAGGCAGAGATCAAGCAGGTGCAGAGCATCGATGACTCGGCGCGTGCCAGTCTGGTGCAGGAAATCGCAAAGGCAAAAACGAAGTGAGTATCACGGCGATAGAGTCGGCCCTGAAGTCTCGGCTTGAAGCGGATTTGTCTGCAGAGGGAATCGATCCTCTGCAGCGGACTATGGCCAAGGCTGACGGGTCGAGCGTTGAGGTTCCGGTTCCGGTTCGGTCGTTTCCGCGGAAGCCTTCGGAGACGACGCTTAAGACGTTATCGGCATCCGGAGCAGTGCTCGTACGGTATGCCGGGAGTAAGTACGGAAAGGCCCGCAAAGGGGCGGGCTGGATGGTGCAGGACAGGGAGATGTTTTTTGAGGTCTTGTGCGTCGCGGACAGTTTGCTGGCAGAGGATGCTCATGTTGGGGTGTACGCTTTGCTCGATAACGCCGGTGAGAGGCTGGCTGGTCACCAGCCGTCGGGGTCGGTGGCCCCGATCGAGTTGGTGCAGGACGATTACATATCGGAGAGGTCGGGGTCGTGGGAGTACGGCCTCGTTGTGTCGGTAAAAACTCAAGTTTCAAAACAATATGGTGACTGAAAAGGTTTTTGTCGGGTTGGAACTCGACGCTGGCGAGACTAGCGACGGCGTCCGGGTTGCACTGGGCGAGCTCGGAGCGTCTGGCGATTTTGGTCTTGAGGTGACGAGCGATGAGCCGGTTACGCTGACGTACAAGGCGTCGTCGAGCGGTGATGATGACGCGACACCGGCGGAGCTTGATGCTTCGGTCGATGGCGTGCTCTGCGAGCACCCTGGGGGCTCGCTGATGTACTGGCCGGCAATCATGCCGGCGGCGGCGATCTGGGTGTATGCTGCTGCTCCTGCGGATGGAGACGGGGCGACAGTATCGGCAACCATAAACATTTGGTAACATGTGGCCTGACAGGAAAATCGCCACGCTGCAGGGGCGTGTGGCGGCGCTGGAGGAGGCTGTGGCCGATTTTGGGATGAGGGAGAGTATCGGTCTGGCTGTTCATAAGACAACTGGTGCCTACGTGCGTATCGGGAACAAAAGCACGGAGGCGTCAGGCAGCTATATCGGTGATGATGCGTCGTCACTGCTTGAACGATGTGCCCCTGTCGTACTGACTGACGCAGGTGCCGAGTATAAAGAAATCTCAAAGCTCGATGTCACAAAGCATGTTGACGGGTCTGCGGCGTCAATGTCTGGGGCGAATGGTCAGCTTATGGTGCGTCATGTGCCGGGTTTTGTGCAGCACCAAGATATTGGTGATTACGTGCTGTTTTCGGTAGCGTCGCGGTATAAGAGCGGTTACGCTCTCGATCCGGCATTCCCGGATGATGAAACGCCGTTTTACAGTGGGATGTACGAAGCCTCTGCCGTACCCGGCGAGACAAAACTCTCGTCTATCTGTCTTGATCCGAGGGACGGGACATCGCCTGTTTGGCCTTTGACTTCCCGCACTACTGACGAGTGGGGTCGTGCATCGATGACGGCTGAGGCAATGCGTCTGCTTGCTTCTGCGCGCGGGGCGGGATGGACTACCGAAAAGTATCACTGGTGGGCGTGGCGCACGCTGCTGGCGATGATAGCTTACGGGTCGATGAACACGCAGGGCTTTTGCGGTACAGGTCGCGTGGCTCTCAGCGGCGGTGTCTGGAAGAGGGACATCGACGACGCAAACATCGGTTGCATTGGCCGGTGTGGATTGATGAATGGCCAGCGGGGTAACGCTGTGCAAGTTGCTACAGGGTTTCTGACGGCAGGGTCGCGACTGATGTGGGTCGAGAACAGTTACGGGAACGTCTGGCAGGCCCTCCCGGACGTAGTTGTCGATGCTGCAAGCGCTGGGGCGGTAAAGGCTTACGTGAAAAGCGCTCCTCCTTATAGCGATGCCAGTCTTGACGGGTATACTACGCTTAAAAAGCTCGACAATACAGATTTGCTGCTGCCGGGAGCATTAGGCTATAAAGGCGCTCCTGTGCCGGGGCTGCCGCTCCATTCGGCGGTTTCGTCCGGTGACAGCACGAAATTTTCTGGCGATAATTTCTGGGTCTCGATCTCGGCGGCTTTGCGTGGCGTCCTGGTCGGTGGCGATTCGCGTGACGGAGCTGCTGCGGGCGCGGTTGCGTGGTATTCGTATTACGCGGCTTCGTATTCGGATTCGAGTGTCGGTTCGCGGGCGGGCTTCCAAGAGGGCGCGTAAGCGCCCCGCGGTTCGCTGTTCGCGGCGGTTGTTCTTTGGTTTCTGTGGTAATGTGGCTGGTCGCGTGGCGTCCTGGTCGGTAGCAATTCGAATAACGGAACTACTGCAGGCGCGGATGCGTGGAATTCGAATAACACGGCTTCGAATTCGAATTCGAATATCGGTTCGCAGGCAGGCTTCTGGGATTGGCTGCAGAGACCGTGCCTCTTGGCAAAAAACAATAAAGGCCCCGTTGATGGTGCTGGTAGCGATTGCGAAGGCTCCGGGGGCAGCAGGAAGGATGAAGAGAATCGGGAATGTTTGGGGTAGGGTTTGTTCTTTGGAAAACATCGAGATTGCTCACGATAAGGCCCGAAAAGGGAAGGCGCACTACCGTGAAGTGCAGATGGTTGAAGCTGACCGGTCGCGGTATTTGATGATGATTCATGATATGCTGGAGTCGATGTCGTACCGTAATTCTGCGTATCAGGTTATGATGGTTTGTGATGGGAAAAAGGATCGGGAAATATGGAAACTGCCGTATTTCCCGGATCGGATTATTCATCATGCGATTGTTAATGTTATGGAACCAGTATGGATAGCGACGTTGATAAGGGATTCGTATGCGGCTATTCCTGGACGAGGGGTGCATGACGGAGTGCGAAGGGTTCGACGGGCGCTTGAGAATGCTGAGGGGTCTCGCTATTGCTTGAAAATGGATGTGCGCAAGTTTTATCAGTCAATCGATCATCAGGTGCTGAAAGAGGTGCTGAGACAGAAGATAAAGGATAAGAGTTTGTTGTGGTTGCTTGATGAGATTATTGATAGCGCTCCTGGCGTGCCGATCGGGAATTACACGAGCCAGTATTTCGGGAATCTGTACTTGTCTGGTCTTGATCATTGGGTAAAGGAGGGTCTTGGAGTGCGGCATTATTTCAGGTATTGCGATGATATGGTGGTGTTCGGCTCTGATAAGTCGGAGTTGCACCGGTTGAGGGTTTTGATTGATAGGTTTATGCGCAATCGGCTAAGGCTTGAGATGAAGACGAATTGGCAGGTTTTTCCTGTGGATGTTCGAGGGGTTGATTTTTTGGGTTATCGGTTTTTCAGGGCTTATACCCTTGTGCGGAAGTCGATTGTGAAGCGGTTTATCAACAGTGTCAGAGCCGAAAAAACGGCGTCTGTTCCGGCTTATAACGGCTGGTTCTCTTGGGCTGACACGTATAATCTTGTGAGGAAATATGGCTGTAGGTGTGGGGTATAGTTCGGTAGAGCCTGCCATTGTTGAGCAGGTTGGTTCTGCTTTACAGGTGCGGTATAACGTTGTGCCGCCGGTTGAGGGAGCTGATGATCAGTCGTACCGGTACGACTATGTTGAGGTGCCGGTTTCAGGCGAAACTTCGTCGATGGCATTGTATTTCTCGTCGGTGTCGGAAATAGTGAAGGCTCGACATGCTATGGCGGAGGAGGTTGGGATTTTGCGTAAGACTCTTTCCGGGGTGATTGCTCAGCTTGATGCTCTCGTTGCTGCAACAGGCGCAGCGGTGCCACCGAATGTGTATGCGCACGTTTTTGCAGGGTATCACGAGGGGGTTGAGTCGGTCAAGGCGTCGATTAAGCAAGAACTTGGTCTGTCGTAGCCATGGAGAGGTTTTCTGATTTTGCTGATGTCCGGAAGGTGCTGGACGGCGATAAGATACGAATCGAATCGGTGCTGAATCAGGAGGTGACGGTGCTCGGCTACCGGGTTGCGAAGGGCAAGCATAAGACGGAGCGATGCCTGACGCTGCAGATTGAGGTCGATGGCGGCCGGAGAGTGGTTTTTACGGGGTCGGAGGTGCTGATATCGCAGATGGAGCAGTACGGATCTCGGTGTCCGTTTGTGGCGACGATCCGTAGGATTGGTAACTATTTGACTCTTAGCTGATGGATTTTCTTGAATGGTTTTTCTCTGAGGCTATCTGGCATGTGATGTTCCCGTTCTGGGGCGCTGTGCGCGGGATAATCGCGCAGGAGTGGTATCAGGATGTGGCGGATTGGGTTGGCCGGGCGTTTCCGGGGATGAATTGGTAAAAACAGGGGGATGGAGTACAACAGTTTGCATTTGGGGGATTGTTTTGATGTGATGGCCTTGATGCCTGATAAGTGTCTCGATATGGTGTTGTGTGATCTGCCGTATGGTGTAACGGCTTGTAGGTGGGATGTGGAGCTTGATCTGGAACAATTGTGGCGAGAGTATAAGCGGTTGCTGAAGCCTGGCGGTGCGGTTGTGCTGGCGGCGCTGAATACGGGGCGGCGGTATGTGTGCGTGGAGAAGGATATGGCGAATTATTTGGTGATGGTTGATCGGGTGCAGCAGCATAAAGCGGAGATTGTGGAATGACAGTAAGAGACCACATAAGGGGTGTGGTGATTGCTTTGCTTCAGCAGGTATTTTTGGGTGAGGCTGTGGTTTTTGACGGGTCGGAGCATCCCTTGACGCCGGGGGCGATGCCGGGACTATGTTTCTGGATGCCGGAGGATCGGAACGGCGGTGGGACGCTGCGGGCGACGACGAAGCTGGCGGATGCACGCTTTGCAGTGTATGTTGAGGGAGATCATCCTGTGGCTGGTGGAGAGGTTCTTGCTGGGATTGCTCCGGTTCTGTATGGGTCGCTTTCGGAGGGACGGTATCTCGGCGGGCTGGTGACGAATGTCATCTTTTCCGGGCTGTCGTCGAGGTATGATTCGGCGGCTTTTGTTCGCCATACCAGATATGAGGTAAGTTATGTTTTTGAATATCAAACCATTGACGGAGATGAAACAGCAACATGAGCCGGAACGGATGGTTTCGGTGGTGCATCCGGAGACGGGTGAGGTGCTTCCGGCGCCCCGTACGACAGCTGAAAGGCTGGTGCGTGAGGGGTGGAAGCGCAATGAGGAGCAGAAAGTAGTATCCACAACAATTAACAAGGAGAAGGATTAATGGCAAGGAAGACGACAAATCTGGCAGCGCTCTATATAGGGACTGCTGCAGTGCAGCATATCGTGAGCTGCACGTACGACACTCCTGACCGCCCGCTGGTGACCAGCGATGCAGCGACAGACGATGAGGTTGAGGTTCTGGGCGTTGGCGCCGTGAGCGGCCCGAGGACGATGGAACTCACGGTTGAAATCGATTCGGCGGATACGACCGGCCAGGCAGTGCTTGACACGGCGTTCGACGCCGGGACGGTGGTTTCGTCTGTCAAGTTCTACCCGGACGGAAGAGTTACCGGAGCTGACGAGTACAGCGGTTCCTGCTACGTCCAAAGCGCCCCGCGTCGCGGGTCGGCGGGCAATGAGAACAAGACCCGTAAAGGGACGTACAAGCTCGCGTGGGCATCCAAGCCGACGAAGGGCGCTTACTCTGTATGAGTCCTGCAGGGCGTTGAGCGGCTGCTTTTGGTGGCCGTTTAACGCCAATCTTAAAACCGTTTAAAATCGATTAAATGAATCATTTAAGTGAATTGCAGAAGCTTTCTGCAAGCATTGGGATGCAGTGGGTGCAGCCGGCAGGATTTCCGTTCAGGGTCTATTATAAGCCTTTGTCTCCGGCTGAATCTGAGATGATGCACACCCTCCGGGGAGATGATCAGTCGATGGCGGCCTTGTGGGCTGCATCGTTGACCATTAAGGCGCTCACGGAACAGGGCCTTCGCATGTTCCGTAATGAGTCGTATGGAGACATCAAGGAACTGCGATTTCAGTCGCAGATGCGTGAAATATACGAGGCGATGGCCAAGCCTTCCGTCACGGTAGCGGAGGCTAAGGAGGCTTTTACCGAGACCCAGGGCTGATAGACTGGTTCAACCTTGGGCAGAATTACAGTAGGTTCATCTCTGAGACACTGCAGTGTGTCTCGTATCAGGAAATGGATTGGTATCGGGCTTTGGAGGAGTATAAGCAGGAACAACGGGAGGAGTAGTAATGGCCGTCGGCAGCGATAAAGTAAACGTCCAGGTAGTTATAGACTACGATACCCATGGCTCGGCTCCGATTAAGGAGTTTGATGATGCTATGGGTGGCGTTGAGCGCCGGGCCGGCGGGCTGAATTCCTCGTTTAAAGGCCTTGGCGGGACTATCGCCGGGGCGTTTACTGCTTCGGTGATAATCGGCGTCGGCGCTGCGCTTCTCGATGCTACGGATTCCGCAGGAAAGTTCGATAAGGGTGTCCGGGAGATCGGCACCCTTATGGGCGGGCTGACGGATGGGGAGATAAAGCGGATGAAGGGTGAGCTAACGGCCCTTTCGGTCGCTTCCGGTCAAGCGATCGAGCCGCTGACCAAAGCCAGATACGATATCGTATCGGCCGGCTTCGGCGATGCGGCGGACAGTGCCTTGTTGCTCGAGCAGTCGAGCAGGCTTGCCGCAGCGGGTGTGACGGAGGTGAGCGTTACGGCAGATTTGCTGACGACGACGCTCAATTCCTACGGATTGTCTGCTGCTGATGCGGCAGGCGTATCTGACGATCTCTTTACTGTCGTTCGTCTCGGAAAGACGACGATGGGCGAGCTTGGTTCGAGTATGGGCCAGGTGCTTGCGACGGCTGGCCCGATGGGCGTTTCGCTCGATGAGCTTGGTGCGGCCCTGGCGACCACGACGGCGCTGGGGCAGAGCACCGCGATTGCTACGACATCAATCAACGCGGCAATGATGGAGCTGAGCAAGCCGAGCAAGGATATGCAGGCTGCGCTGCGTGCGGTTGGTGTCGAGTCGGACAATCTGATAAAGACTGGTGGCGGCCTGGCTGGGGCGCTGGAGTTGGTGAAAAAGGCTTCTGACGGGTCCGGGATAGCGGTCGAAAAGCTTGTTTCGCGCGAAGAGGCTCTGCGGGCGATTTTCCCGCTGGTGTCGAGCGGTGCTGAAAAGTTTACGGAGAATCTTGCGGCGATGAAGGATAACGCAGGAGCTTCCGATGCTGCGTTTGAGCAGATGGCGGATTCTGCGGATTTCCTGAAGGGGCAGGCGGTGCAGGCGTTCGAGGCGGCAAAGAGGGCTGTTGGCGATGCGGCAATCGAAAGCGGGTTGTATGCTGAGGGGTTGCGCGTTGTGAAGGATGTGATGAATGAGGTTCGAATCCTGTTCGGGGATACCGCTGCCGCTGCTGATGGTGCCAGTAGCGATATCGGCAAGGCGTTACAGTCTGTACGCATCGCTGTCGGACTAACGACGGATAAGGTATCTGGGCTTTACAAGGAGTGGATCAAGTTCCGGGACTCGGTTGCAGAGGGCCTTCCGGAAAGCGAGTATTCGCGCACAGTTAACCGGATAGCGTCCGGGAAACCGTCCGATAACGCTTTGATTCGGTGGTATGCCGAGGCAACGAAAGGCTCGGCGAATTTCCAGAAAGCCCTTGTGGCTGAGCAGAAGGCCACGTCTGCGGCGGCAGCGTGGACAAAGGCGCACGAAGAGGCACTCGCTGAGCTGCGAAAAACGACAAAGTCGGGGACTGATACAACGGAGCAGGGAACCCGGACGACGAAGGAGAATACCGGGGCTGTCGAAGGAAATACCAAAGCGCACGGCGGCGGTGCGTCTGCAGTCGAGAAGCGCCGGAAGGCGGTTGAGGATGCCGAGCGCGAGGAACGCGAGTTCCGGAAGGCGCTTGCTGAGGCATCTGTTGCTCTCCAGGGCGGCACGGACAGGACGGTGACGCTGACGGATGCGAGTAATCGGTTGACGACGGCACGCGGGCAGCTGAATGCCATGGTTCAGGCTGGCACGGGTAAGGCAAAAGACCTTGAGGCAGCTACGCGGGAGTTGATCGATGCGGATCGGGAGTTCCGGGCGCAGTCTGATGGGCTGCGTGAGGCGCTAACGAAAGCGAATGAGGCGCTTAAGACTGGCGCCGAGAGAACGCTGTCGGTTGAGGATGCGACCAGGAAGCGCGAGGCGGCGGAGCGCGATCTGAAGGATCTTATCGTTGAGTTCACGGCAAAAAATAATGCCGCGAACGGGACGATTCAGCAGACAAAAGCTGACGAGGAGGCGCTGGAGAAGGCTACGCGGAAGCTGATAGATGCCAAGCATGATGAGGCAGAAGCGGTTGAGGCGGCCGCGGATGCTCATCATAAAACAGGACAGGCGATTGTGTCTACAGTTGACGCAATCGGGGCGGCGTACGAGAATGCGTCAGGCCGCTCGATTGCGGGTCTGGGGGCGCTGAAAACCGCGGTACAATCCTTCGCGGATGGCGAGACTACGAAAGGCATCCTGTCTGTCGCGGATGCGGTTGGACAGATGATAGGGGGGAAGACCGGTTCAGCTATTTCGGGCGCTGCGTCCGGAGCAATGGCCGGGGCCGCTCTCGGCCCGATAGGTGCCGCGGTTGGTGGCGTGCTGGGCTTTGTTGGGGGCATCCTTGGAGCTGATGCGGCCAAAAAAGAGGAACGGGAAGCGGCGAGGGCTGAGGGATACTCGTCGATGCTTGAGATGGCTCTTTCTGGAGGAGGGCTGACTCGGGACTTGATGATGGCGGGCGGCTGGATGTACGATTCGGTTGCCGATTATGAGGTACCCTATGCGCTGGCGGGTAAAAAAGCCGGGTCAAGGCTTTACGCTGACCGAGGCGAAGAGGGTATGCGGAACCTGCTGCAGGAGCTTGCCGTGGTTGACACGATGATGCAGACTATCGCAGCGGTTACTCAGTCGGGCGTGTCGGTAGCGCTGGACGATATCGCTGCGAAATACGAGTATATGATTACCGTCTCCGGTGATCTTGCGATGGCCGAGGAGGCACGGTTCCGCGAGACGGCGTACGCTTTGCTCGGAATATCGGTTGATTCTCTCACATCCGCGTTTGAATCGGCGATGGGAGCGACTTCGATCGAGGATGGGGCGAATGCCCTGCGCGTCAATGTGCAGAACGGGCTGAATGCGTCACTGCGGTCGATCGTTATCGGCCAGGTGATGGCGGGGGAAATTGCTGTCCTCGACCCCATCATCAAAGAGGTTGTGGACACCGTCAAGTCCGGCGTCGATCTTGCAGATTCCGATGTTCTTGCTCGCCTTGGTACGGCGACAGCGGCGATTACTGACACGCTGGTTCCGGTGTTCGAGGGTCTCTATTCCGTTTTCGACGCGGCGCAAATGCTGCCGATCGCAGATGCTACTGCAGGATCGTCAAGCGCAATTTCGACGACGGCCGTCACCGCATCGGGCAGCCTGGTGACGAGTGCCCCGGTTATTTCGACCGGGCAAGCTGATACGGTTGAAGAGCAACTTGCGGAGATACGCAGGTTGCTCGAGGCGATGCTCAAAAAGCCTGGAGTTACTGGTGAGTATGAGCAGCGTGTATATTCCATTCTCGACACGGTGTCGAGCAATGGTTCGTCACTAAAAGTCCGCCAGGTATGATTATATCGAAGCTTAAAGAGGGAGGGATAGAGTACAATTCCTTGTATACTGGAGGTATACCGACTCATAATGGCGAAGAGGCGGATTCCTTTGATGTCGGGGAAGGATATTCTGTTGGCACGCTGGTCAGTGTTGGGTCTGTTCCAGACTCGATTAGCGACCCAGCCCGAATATATCGGTGCAAAAAGGGGTACGAGTGGAGTGGAGCGGCTTATCCGTATCCACAGGATGATGAAGAGACGTGGGTGTTCGTAGGGTATAACGATTTCTCGAAAGTCACTGATGGGTTTGTTGATACAACTGTTTCGGCTGAGGAGTTTGTGTTTCGACGTGATGCATCCGGGACTGATCGGTGTGGCGTGTTTAATGTTATAGCTGACGCCGTAGTGTTTCAGCATGGGGTGCATATCGCGGGTGTTAATCGCGAAAGAACATACACGAAAGAGACGGGATGGACGGGGTCTGGGAATGATTATACGCTGACATACGGGACGTATACAGGCAGAAAACTATATGTGACTGTGTCCGATTGGCCATCTACCGAGTATTTGCTGAGGTATACGCTGACAAACTACGGCAAATCCGGTTCAGGGACTGTTCGGGTATATGCTTATGATGGTGCAGATTATTATTATAGCGAGAGTATCACCGGGAGTGGTGATAAGTCTGGTGATATAGTCCTCGGGCAAGACCCTATTGTCTCGGTAGGTGTTATCGCGGATGGGAGCGTAGGTTGCTCACTTCAAAATTTGGGTTTATACGCGGTTTCCGAGCCATTGGAGGTAAGCCCTATTATTCGCCACGTCTATTTCCGGTATCCTGATGTATCGGAATTTTCTTTTATCAACCTGACTTTTACTGACTGTACGGTCGGAATGATAGTCGCCGGTAAAGACTATACTATCGATAGAGTGCAGCAGGAGCCTCGCTCTATCGAGGTTGGTGGATACGGTGACACGGTTGTGACTGATGATTATATGGAGTATCAGTCTGAGTCGGTGCAGTTGAGGTCAACAATAAAGATTGTCGTCCCTGTGGAAGACGTTGACGGGATCAACGACTATTTGTGGGGGGTGGTCAATCGACCTGCTATGTACGATGTCAATGAAGCCGGCGAGGCTTTGAGGCAGCAGAGCGTATATGGCTACCTCAAAAGCTTTAGTTGGGCGCCGAGAAATCGATCCAGTTTTCGTGACTTAACGGCCACAATAAACGGCTATTTATAGCTCGTAAAGCGCCCGTTCAACGTCTCGAATAAATACGCCATCCAAAGCCGTCTATACTGTGTTAACGCCATAAATAAATTTCACAAACCATTTGTCAAAATATCACAAACTACGTGTCGCGTTATAC